CTGAGCTGGTTGGTATAAACAAGGTCTTGCCCGTATTTGACCTTCTGCTGCCAGAACTGGAATTGATTATTTAGATCCTGAATCTCGGCCTGACGATTGGAAGACCATGAAGCGTATTGGGCAGATGCTGACTGCATCGCCCGCTGGTTCTTGTAATCCTGCTGTGCAGCCTGGCCCCCCAGGATGCCCTGGAAGATACCCATCCCGGCACTGGCTGCACCAATGAAAATTGGCAGCACCATTACGACTCCCTCCAGAAGTGACAGAACAGTGCAGCCGATGGCCCAAATGGCGCTGGCCGCGACACCTCAAACCCCAGATACCTGAGGTATTTCAATGCCGCCACGTTCTTTGCATAAGCCCAATTATGTACCGGACCCTGGGCAGCTTTGATGCATTCATCAACCCATTGCTTCCCGCAGCTCAGCAACATGCGCCGGTGGTTCTTGGTGGCTGTCAGCTCAGTGGTACCCAGCAGGAATATCCGGTTGCCACATACCCCTGTAATGCCTACAGGGTCGCCGCTGTCACCCTCGATCACCTTGCATAGCCAGCTCTGCTTCCAGCTATCCATTACTGCGTCATGGGCACAGCAGCCATGGCTGAGCGCCACCTCCGTAATGTCCTCTGGCCTGAGGTTGCGGGCGACATATTGCACCCGTTCTTCTGTTGCATCAATCCATTTCATTGCAAAGCCCTCGCCTTACCTGTGATGACTGCCACCCACTCGCAAGTATTAAACTTGCAAGGGTGGGGGGTTGGATTTATTAAATCAACGATGCACCGCTCACCACGGCTCATGATTGGGATATTAAACACACCTTCAAAATACCTTTGCCTGTCAGCTTCAACTGGAAAGTGGCCAATCATTGCGCCACGGACGGCAATGGTGGAACCATCAAACCGATATACGGCTGGGGTCCGGTGTTCCGGTGTTACATGAACTTCAAAATATCCTGATTCGTGGTAGCCAAGCTTTGCCTGCCTTACCTGTGTTCGTATCGTATTGACAGCAGACTTGCCACCACCAATCTCTTTCATCATCTTAAACCTAGAGAACCGATACCTGAATTGATACACTTCGCCAAAGTAAATATCAGCCGCAGACCAATCACCCCTGGCTGTGATGGTGTCGCCACTTGTAATCTCACCCAACAGAACCCCATCATTCCACTTGGTCGAAGTGGTACTCCTTAGGGCCCATGCCTGGGTCTTGGCCGCGACTGCAAACGGCAGCTTCCATGTGGTCTGGTTCCGTTCTTCGCTGTAAACGCCAGGTGCCACCCTGACTGATGTTGAGGTTTGAACTGATATTAGGGTTTCAGTGGTAGTGCTAATCAACCTGTCCAGCAGCAGCAATGGTCTGCCAGTGACTGACTCCTTTGCCCTGTCCATCACAGGGATAACCTCCAGATATACCTTGTCGCCGTATTGCACCAGCAGGTATAGGTTCTCCAGTAAGCAGACAACTTGCAGAATCTTGTCTGCACCGTTCAGCTCCCAATGACTCCAGCTGCTTTGAATACGCTGGACGCCATCGCCAGTATTCCGGAAATAATACTTATAGACATAGATCCGCTTCTCATGGCCAGCGGTGTCACTGATGAAGTAAGCACTGTTCCCGGTATCATTAACAGTCCCCTTGAATAGGCCAGCTGGTAGATAGCTAGACACATGGCCTGTTAGGTCTTGAGCATCTGCCGTCAACGATGTGCCGGAGCCTCTGACAGAAAACTCACGGACTAATGAATACTGGCCATTGGACTGAGCAAACAGAATGCCAGCCCCTGCCTGCTGGGGCCTTAGCCCTGCATCCATTTCAAACTGAGTGAGCACTGTTATCTGTGCAGACTTTGGTGTTAACACTGTGTCTGCTGCATTAAACCTGAACTGATACTGGTCACTGAAAATTATTAGTTCGTCCATGTACGGCACTGCATAGCGCAACACCGATACCCGGTTATTGCTTGCTGTTAAATCAATTGGGTCAGTGTCCAGAACTGTGGTAACAGTTTCAGGGAAAAAATCAAAGAACTCCCTGGTCCTAGACATGATGATGTTCTCATCTGCCAGGAATCCAAGCCTGTTCTTGAAGATGCACACATCATTGATTGTGTGACCAATAAAGCTTGGGTCTGGCGCCGTTATGTAATCACCAGCTACCCGCTCACCCCAACTGGGTAGCGTCACCCCGCTATGGGTACTGCCATCTGCCGGACCAAACCAGAACTCCCTGCTGGTTGGGTTTATCCGTACCAGCACATGGGGCATGGTCGATTGGTCAATCTTGTATTCAGCCCCAGGACTTACCGTTTCTTTCCATGTGCCCTCACCAAAGTCACCAGACCTTGGGGTGAAGGTGACATAAAATCCATCAAAAAAATTACCTGGATCTCCGGTGATCTCTATCTGATAACCCTTTGGGGCAATCGTTGGCATCTCAGTAAATGCCTGCACCTGATTCAAGATTGCCGTTATGTCAGCGTTGCCCCTGGCATCATTGGCTTGCACCGTAATCGGGTTGGCAGACTGCAGCCACAGCACCGACCCAGACCGGGTGATGGTTACATCAGTCAACAGTGCTGGGCCTAATGCAGCGACTTGGCCAATCTCAATGGGTGTGTTGTCATTGCCGCCATCAAGCAATGCCTTGGCAACAAACACCTTGTCGCCAACCACATAGGCTGTCCCTGCGGTTGACATCGTGACGCTTGTGACCTTGGTGCCATCACCAACAATGTCCACCTTGATGCCACTGCCTAGTCCGCTGCTGGTTGTAGGCAAATCCTTCTTGGTTCCGTTCAGCTTGGTGTCAGGTAAAGCCTGCGTAAATGTTGTGACCGGCCCAGTGGTCAGCGATAGCAGCAATGCTTCAGCAACATTGGCGGTGCTGATCCTGTTCTCGGTGATGGTCAAGCCATTGATGACGACCGGCTGGATAGCAGTCTTCACCTCCACCTGCTTGCCGTTGACATTGACGGTGTAAACCCCGCCAAAATTTGCCGCCTTTATCCATATCAAGCATTCATGGGCAGCAGGCCTTACCGCTGGTGGGGCCACCGCTGCGGCCATTGCAGTGGACTTGACTGTGTTCAACACGTATGTGTAGTCAGCGATGCTGACAGCCCTGATCTGCTCCTTGGCATCAGTGATGGTTGATAGGTAGGCAATTGCCTCGGGGGTGACCGTCACTGGTCGTTCAGTGCCATCGAGCTCGAATACCCGGACACCGCTCTTGCTGATTACTGCTAGATACCGTTCGCTCTGATCCCGAAGAATGCTGTGGATGAAGCAGTCACCGAAGGGGGTATCACTCACCTTGGCCAGCACCCTGCTGTTATCTCGCTTCCTCAGCCCCTCAGCAATTGACGACACACCATTGATTTGTGTTTCACCCTGGCCAGGGTCCCGCTGGCTGTCCGGCTGCTGGCCTATCCCCTGCACCAAAGAGGGGATGGCATATGAAACAAGATCAGCCAAGGTGTAAACCCCCACCAATGCGGCCCACTAGGCCCATGCCGGGTCTGTAGGTGGGGAATGGATTGAAGCCACCGGTCAGGATGTTTGGCTTGGCCTCATCGTTCTCAACCGATAGCAGCTCAGCCAAAGCATCCTGCTCATCCTTGGCTGTGTATTTGAAAATTGCATCACTGGCCAACACCCGATCACTAAAGATCCGGGCACCTCTCACTGTTGCCCAGCGGTTATATGCTTCAGGGGTGTCTTGCCATGGCAGCAGCCAGACCACATCAGCCCGCACCTCGGCGATGGTTTCGCTGAATTGATAGCTGCGTGTTAGGCGGTCATAGACTCTTTGCCCCCGTAGGGTCAGCCTGTCTGCCCACTCGTACTGGTTCGGGGCCCAGCTGACCACATTGGCTGGCAGCACAATTTCGTGGGTGGTCTTGTCCTTCTCAAATGGGAAGCCTTCTTCTGTGTTCCAGGTCCAGCCCCTGGTCTGCCCTTCCTTATGCACCTCCAGCAGGGTCACCTCAGCAATCCGGGCATCCTGCACCTGCTCGTTATCCAGGCTGCTGACAGGCTGCTCGCCGATATTCGTAAGGCATATGTTCACGGCCTCCAGCAGGGTGGTCCTGCCCGGCGTCCTGCCCTGGTTGGCTAAACCCATCTGGTGTACTGCGGGGCCGTAGCACCTAGCCTACCGGGCAC